TCACGGTGACCGGCACCGTTGGCGGCTCCTACGAGATCGTCCTCCTCGGCGAAGGGTCCGTCTCGTGATCATCGGCAAGCTCACCGAGCGGATCGTGATCAAGTCTCCGCAGGAGGTGCGCAGCACGTCCGGCGAGACAACTCTCAACTGGGACACGACGCTCTGCACCGTCTGGGCCGAGGTCGGCGGGATGTCGAGCAGGGACATTCTCCAGGCCCAGCAGGCCAATGTCATCGCCACCCACCGGATTCGCATCCGCTACCGGGCGGATGTTACGCATCTCCACAGAGTCGAGTGGCGTGGGCGCACAATGGAGATAGCGAGCGTCGTCGACCGGGGTGGTCGCGAGCACCTGGAAATCCTGGCCCGCGAGGTGACGTGATGTCGATCGCGCCTGGAGTCGGCGAAGCAAGGGAGCTAGAGGGCGGCGGAACTGCGCTCCAGAAGGCGGGGCAGTTCGTCACCGTCAGGACGGCCGGCGTTCGGGACTTGATCAAGAATCTTGAGTCCCTAGCCGGCGCCGCCCAGTCGCAGACGATCATCAAGAAGGCGTGCGAGAAAGCCTCGAAGCCGCTCATGGACGACTACAAGTCGCTTGCCGAGCGGCACGAGGCCACAGGAAACCTCGCGAAGTCGGTCACGATGATCTATCGGGCCTACAAGGAAGGCGGCGTCGCCGTTGTCGGCCCGCGGCAGACAGGGGCTTCGGGGTCACGCCCAGGCGTCGAGTCGGGGAACCATGCGTGGCTGGTTGAGTTCGGGACCGGGCCTCGAAAGCCTGGAAGCAAGGGTCGGCGAACCTACGTCAACGTGCATCAGGCTATCAACGGCAAGATGCGGCGCGCAGGCTCTTTTAACAACCGGCAGTTCGAGCAGATGGGCCGCGGGTACTACTTCATCATGGGTAGCGCCTATGACCGCGGTGTTACCGGAAGCAAGTATTCCAGGGACTTCGCCGGCCCAGGCCAAGGCGGCGACGGCCGAAAACAGCACCCGATCATTCTCAAGCCAGGCGATACGATCGCGCCGATGCCGGCTCTTGGCCTCATGGAGGACACCATCACGGCGAACACGTCGGAGGTGTTCGGGATTCTGAAAGCCTACCTGGAGGCCGAAATCACCATTCGGGGTGGCTGATCATGCTCCTGTCACCAGAAAATCACGTTTACCAGAAGCTCCTGTCGGCGCCGGGCGTCGCCAGGATGGTGGGTTTCAACGTCTACCCCATTGCCGTACCAAAAGGGGCCGGCTTTCCGTTCATCGTTTACAAGCGGCAGAACATCATTCGAGAGAGCCACCTTTCCGGCCCAATGTTCATGCCGCTGGTAAGCCTCCAGATCGCCTCCTGGGCGCTTAACCACGACGCCTCGCGGCAGCTAGGGGACGAGGTCAGGCTTGCGCTGGATGGAGCCACGGGGACGCTGGCAGGAGTTACAATCGAAGATATGAGGTTGGTGTCCGAAACGGACGACTTCCTCGACCCGACGGCCATCGGAGCCCAGCTTCCGCCGGCCTACGAGGTCAGGCAGCTTTATCAGATTCGGTGGCAGGAAGCCACCCAGTAAACACTACTAGCACATACTGTTCCGCGCAAGGAGGCGTGTTTCATGGCTGGCGTTGCCGCACAGGGACTGACGTTCACGTTTGCTGGCTCGACCCTCACGGTCACGAGCGTCCAGGTCAATGACACCCAAGACCTCATCGACGGCTCGCACCTCGGCATTGCCCCGAACGGCAAGCGGGAGTACGTCGGCGGCTTCGCCACCGATCGCGAGGTGCAGATCGACTACATCTCGCAGAACATCCTCACCGCCGGAACGTCCGGCGCACTGGCGATCACTGGCCCGCTCTCGTTCAGCGGAAACGCGACGCTGGCGAATTCGTCCATCGGCGGGTCCGTCGGTGCCCTCATCTCCGGAAGCGCGACCTTCCGGGTTGCCTGACGGTCGCGCTTCGGAAGGCGTGACACATGGCTGGCCTCGTTGCCTCCGGCGCTACCCTTACGTTTTTGGGCGTAAGGGCGATCGCCACCAGGGTGTCTGTCGAGCATCCGCAGGCGGAAGTGGTCGACATGACGCCGATCAACGCGCCGGCAAACCAGTTGGTGCTCGTGCCGACTGGGAGCCGAAGCGGCGGGATTGTGAACGTCGACTTCATTCAGCCAAACGGCGGGATAGGCCCGCTCCAGGCGATTGGAAGAGTTGGCGTGCTGTCGTTCTCTGGAAACGTGTTCTCGCTCTCGAACCGTGCCGTCTGCGAGACGGCAACGCAGGAGGCCGCGACCGGCGACTTGATTCGCGGGACGATGCGTTTTCGGCTGACCGACTACACGGCGACTGACAGCAATCTCGGTGGTGGGAATACTTTTTTCTAGGAGTCTGACGACTGATGGCACTGACGAAGGCGAAGATTCTTGAGGCCAACGACATCAAGCTCAAGGAGCTTGATATGAGCCAGGAGTGGGGCGGGACCGTTTACATCCGCACCATCACCGGCACCGAGCGCGACCAGTTCGAGGACTCCTACGCCGAGCAGAAGATGCGCGGCTTCCGCGTCCGCTTCCTTGTCCTGACCCTGTGCGACGACAAGGGGGATCGGCTGTTCTCGGATGGCGATGCGGAGCTTCTCGGCAAGAAGTCGAGTGCCTCGATCAACAAGGCATTCGACGCCGCCTGGAGCCACAACGCCTTCACGCCGGAGGCCGTCAACGAACTGGGAAACGATTCTCCCGGCGACCAGAACGCCTCTTCTACCTGAAGCTGGCGCTGGCGCTGGGCAAGACGGTCAAGGAACTGCTTCGGGACTGCGATAGCGAGGAGTTGGCTGAGTGGCACGCATTCCACCAGCTACACCCGCTTCCTGACCCGTGGCTTCAGACGGCGAGGTTGTGCAGGATCATCATGGCTTCCTCCGGCAACTACAAGCGGCTCCCCGACGAGGATGTCTTCATCCCGGCGAGCAAGAGGCCGCAGCAGACTCAGGAGCAGATGTTCGCGGAGTTGATGAAGTTGCAGCAGCCGGCACAGGGGTAGCGCAATGGCACAAGGCCGCGGATACCTCGGAAAAATCTCTGCCGTCGTTGCCGCGAACACCGGCAACTACGTTCGCGGGCTCAACGAGTCCGCGAAGGCGACGAAGAGCTTCGCCTCCCAGGTGCAGGGCGAGCTTCGTAAGGCGTCTTCTGAAGCCTCGAAGTCCATCAATGCCATCTTCACGCCGCTCCAGCGGTATGAGCGGGCTATCCAGGCTGCCGCGTCACAGAAGCTGGCATTCAGGGGTTTTGACGGGGCCATCGACAGCGTCGAGAAGCTCTATGCTGTCATCTCGAAGTTCAATGGCCGGCAGTCCGAACTGAACTTCGTTGTCAGCCGCAGCGGCCTCCGCAATATCACCGAGGTCAACGAGATCATCGGTGGCCTCAAGCAGAGGCAGATCGACCTGGCCGTTAGGGTTGGCGGCGTTGAGGGGCTCCGCCGCCTCCGCGCTGACGTCAGCGAGGTCAATGGCAAGACGGTCAACGTCCAGACGAACGTGGACGCGACCGAGCTTGACGACCTTATTGCCAAGTTCTCACGGATTTCTCCGGAGCGGCTGAAGAGGCTTCAGATTGCCGTCGAGACGCGGCAACTCCAGCAGGCAATCACACAGTCCGACAGGCTCGTCAGCATCTCGAAGGAGCTTGCGGAGCCGCTTGCAGCCGCCACGCAACAGTACGCCGCACTATCGTCGGAGATTCAGACAGCATTCGGGCCGGCGTTTCAAAAGGCGCAGAGAGGCGTTGAGAATCTGACGACGGCGGCGGAGGCCGGGGCCAGGATCACGTCGGAGCGGTACGCTGGCGTCACTCGTGCCGTCGAGGCGACGACCGCCGCGATCTCAAGGCTCACGGAGGCGCAGAGGCTTGCAGGCTCTGGCCTCACTGGCCGCGAACTGGCGTTCGTCAACCCTCGCACGCAGGATGAACTTACGCGATCGGCACAGTTGAGCCAGCAGGCTGCAACGGCGCCGGCGGCTGTTCGATCCGACCCGGCGTTCAGGGAGCGGATCGAAGAGCTTGCGCGGCTTCGTGGGCAGATCGCAGCGTATCAGGCATCAGTCGAGCGACGAACTGTGCTTGGGCTCGACACGCGGGTCGCCCAGGCTGGCCTTGATGCTGTGATCTCAAGGTCCGCCACAGCGAGGGCAGCGGTCGAGCAGATTGTCGCAGATGCGGCCGCCGCTACGCGCGCTTTTACGCTCGCTGCGGCTCCACGAGAGCAGCGTGGGCTTGGGCTGTTTGGCTCAAGCGTCGGAACAGAGTCTGAGCAGGCGATTGCCAGGGCCAGGCAGGTTTCCGAGGCGTTCGCGAGGCTTCCGGAGGCGGCCCAGACTGGACTTCGCGGCCTAGCAGGAATCGCTTCGAATGTTACAGATGCGGTGCAACAGGGTACGGCGTCCGCAAGTCAGCTAAACGCTGTTCTCGACAGGCTTGGCGGCGGCATTTCGTCGGCATCAATAGGAGAAGGACAGCAGGAACTGGGCCGGCGGATCGGAAACGGGTTCCTGACGATCATCACGCCTGCCGAGGCCGCCGCTGACGCCATCGAGGCGCGTCAGCAAGAACTTGGCCGTCGGATCGGAAACGGGTTCCTGACGATCATCACGCCTGCCGAGGCTGCCGCCGACACGCTTGAGGCAAGAGTTCAGTCTCTTCGGCAAAGAATCGGCAATAGCTACCTTAATATCATCGACGCGGCAGACGCCGCCAGAGACACGCCGGCAGCGAGGCGCGCCGTCGGTGCTTCTCGCTTCCTCAGAGTAAACCAGAGTGAGTCTGATCTTCTGTCGAACGAGGGACTGCGATCCCAGATTCCTCAGAATCGCCAAGGGGCAAGCAGGCTCCTCGGAGGTATCGGTGGCGAGATCGACGTCATCCGCCGCCGCCTCGGCGAGCTTCCAGACGTCGCAGCCACTCTCGGGCCTGAAGTCGACGGGCTGACCAACCGCTTTAGGACGCTCGCTAGGACTGGCGTCGGCGCTACTTCACAGCAGCTTCAGCAGCTTCGCAGGGAAGTTTCATCCGTCAGCGACGCGCTCAACACGAGGGGCAGCCTAGCCGACCGCGCGGAGCAAGCCTTCGGCGGACGCGGCGCGGCTGGGATCAACCTTGGCATCGACGAGCGGCAGCTGCGCGTGCTCGCCAGCGAGGTTGAATTTCTTCAAGGGCGCCTCGCCAGAGTCTCGGCCGAGGCTCGCGGTCCAGCCGTCGCTGCAATGGAGCGGTATAGGCAGGTCACAGTTCAGGCTTTTAGGGACGGATCGGCGAGCACAGACGCTGGGCGACGTCGACTCGCAGAGTATAGGGCCGAGGTGGTTCGGACTTCCGCCGCCGCGATAAACATTAGGCCGGGAAGGCTTGAAGATCAGCTTCGCAGGGTGGGTGACGTTGCCCGCGGCGGGTTCGGAAACGCTGGCCTTGCAATTCAGCAGGCAGCGTTTGCACTCGACGACTTCTTTAGCGTCACGGGTGGGCTTGACCAGCGCATTCGCGCCGCCGGAAACAACATTTCTCAGCTTGGGTTTATCATCGGCGGAACGTGGGGGCTGATAGCTGGCATTGTGGCGTCCGTAGGTGCGCAGGGCGCTGCCGCGCTCATTCGCTGGTACAACGAAGGCAGGACTGCTGACGACACGACGAAAGCGCTCAACGATTCGCTGTCC